CCAAATGCTTTTCAAGAAGGTCAATTCGAGTACGCTGCTCTCCGGCCTCAACTCCCTTCTCGTCAAGATCCTTCTTCAACTCCAGGACCTGGGATTCGCCCTTCTTGATTTCAACAAGCTCTGCTGTGAGCTTCTGATTTACCGTTTCCTGCTCGTCGAGGAAAGCATTGATCTTGACTACTGCTTCCTTGTCCTCTGACCGCTGACTCTCTGCCTTCTCGCGCAAAATGCCTACGGCGGCATGTACGTCTTCTAGCGAAATCGCTGCACTCATGTGCTGATCTCCTCTTATTTTTTGTGTTGAGGCTAGTATGAGAGCCAACATCCCGCTGGCACTTATAAATCGAACATCCCGCTCGATCAGTCACCTTTGATAAGGGCTTTGAGATCCTCCTGGATCTTAGCCATAACTTCTTGATTGTAGTCGGGAGTATTCCCCATTACCAGCTTCCCGTCTAGTCGGCCAGAAAGAATCTTTGACGCTGACTTGGAAAACCGACCCGATTTGTTCAATGCTCGCTCCATCTGACGAGGAGTCCACTCCTTAACTTCGTCGATGCCGTGATACTCCGGCGACTCAAACGGAGACTTAACCCGCATCTTGAGAAAATAGCGCTCCAAATGAGCCTGAAGCTCCGGCTGATCGCCAATAGTCTTCGATGCCTCGATGATTGCCTGAGGAACGATCATCAAATCCCCCTCAATAACGTCGCCCACCAAAAAGTCAGAAGGACGTGGAGACTCTCCGTCTACCAAAAACGCCTGCTTACGATTAGGATGCTTAGATACGCGCTCGAATGCCTCCGCCACGTTCCAAGGAGTATCGGAAGGAGCCAAATCCAGGTCGCCGAAAGCTGCCGACTTGACGTCAGTAATCTGAGCCGCACGATTCATCGGCTCGTCTACCACAGAACCCTCCCAAACCTTAGCCTCGAAAATGTCTCGAATAAGCGTGTCGGAATTGAACTCACTATCCACGGTACTAAAACCGATGGAAAAATCAGACAAAGCCCCCTGCTTGACGAGGGAGAAAAGAAACTGACCCTGCTCGCCGACTAGATTGATCTCCCCGCGACCGAACAAACCCTTCTCGTCCTCTACCACTCCGTCAAGAGGAAAAGCCCCGACTGTGCGACCGTGATGATCCTTCAAACGAATAGGACGACCGCCGCGAGTCTTATGCTCGACCAATGACTTGAGAAAAGCCCCCTTGTGAAACCGATCCAAACCCTCGTCAAGGTCCCAAGTAGCAATATAACCCTCAACCACTCCCACTGGAATCCCGTTGCGATCCTCTTCCTTAGTGTCAATGACCTGACCGCCCATGTACTTAGCTTCTTTCATCTCTTTTGTCCCCTTTAGGAAATTTTATGACTCGTCATCAATGGCAACGGCAACTTCTGAACCGTGAATGTGCTCGTCCCCACCGTCGTAAGGATCAAGAGACATGAGTGCCCGAATCTCGTTGTTAGTCTCGACGTCAATGTCCTTGCGAATCTTCATCTCCCGATTACGACGCCCCTGGAGAGCGGTGATCTTGTCCTGATCGAAAGTCAACATGTCGGTAGCGGGATTCAAACCATACTTAGGCAACAACCAATCCGACAATCCCCCCATAATCTCCATAGTCAACGGAATCACGGCATTATCGTAAAGAGCCAACTTAGCCTCGGTGTAATTATTGAAAGTAGAAGCCTCCATAGTCACCAAAGCCAATGGAACCTGATACTGAAGAGCCACCGCCTGCTTTGCCATCTGCTGCAGGTTAGCAAAATCCATGTCCTTAGCGTTGACCCCGAACTCCTTGATATCCATCGTATCTGCCCCGCCTGCGGTGACCCCAATCGTACCCGCCTTGGATGCCCCGCCGTACTGGGAAAGAACGCGCTGACGTGCGTCCTCAAAAGTCTGCTCGTCCATATCGGCGCTAAAATGAAACACCAAAGACAACCGACCCCCGCTCTCCAAAAGAGAAACATTGTGCTCGCTACCAAGGATGTGCTGCCGTGCCTCGCGACATGCCGACAAAAGCTTGCTCTGACCCTCTAAAAGACTGTTAGATTTGGTCGAATACATGCGTATCTGCTTCATGTCAGCACTCGGCGACTTGATGAAATTTACGCCGTACTTAGTATCCTGGCGATCAAAAGCCCCAACCATAGAATCACCCCCCACGAGGTACTGAGACGGAAGACCGCCTGAACCCTGAGTGATCTGCACGTTCCGAGGACTCACCGGCTGCAACTCCAAAGGAGGACGACCCGGATTACCCAAACCAGCAAGATAAGCATTCCCGGTAATCAAATAATCCTTACCCAACACGTCCAACAACTGAATCCGAGTGAAATAAGGACTGGGGTTCTGCAACAACTCCAACAAAGGATGCTCTGCTACCCGCTCGCCACGAATCGTAAGTATAGGGTCGACGGTCTTGAAACTATCGACGACCATGTTTATAGGAACACTCACCGCAGTACTCTTCTCGTACAAAGACAAAGACCCGCTAGGAGTCATTGCCCCCAGTGCACCGGTCTGGAGAAAAGAACCCAATGAAGACGAAGAACCGAGAGCCACCTTAACGTCCCTTGGCTGGCTACTAATAGGCTTACGCCATCTGTCGAACATACGCATAAAATTACCCCACGTGCCATTGGCCGGGTTGCTTAGTACCTAATTCACACAAGTCGTACAAAGCCCAGACCAATGCGTCGATTCTATTCGGCGACTCCTTCAAATCCTTAAACACAGAAGTAGTCATCTCCTCCTCCAACTTAGACAAATCGCCCTTGGTGTCGTGAGCCACGCGACCCAACTCATACAACTGAGCCACTGGCTCCGCCCTAGCATACTTACCCTTGGATGCCCTGACCTTGACCACCTTAATCGTTGGATCTATGTTGCGTATCACGGACTCCACCAAATCGCCCCCCTGATTCACCTCGGCAACCACGTAATTAGCCTCAAACTCGTAGTAACAATTCACGATCCTCTGTGCTGCTGTATCGACTGAAAACTTCCCCGACCAATCGTCATGAACCACGGCCTGATGTAAATCGTCCCGAGAAGCCGCTACTATACCCCATTCGTCACTGTCCGGGTTATCTGTCACCGCAGGATCAACCCCTATAACTGTATTGACGGGCGTAGTCCACTCCAAAGAGTGGGCCGCGACGATATTCAATGCCGTCCAAAGAGCCCCTTCAACGTCGTCTAAATACAGTCCTTCCCAAAATCGCTGCCTCTGACGCAATGGCAACGACTGCAACATCTCAAGATACTCTGGCGGAAGATTTAATGCGTTATCCTTAGGATTTATGCGGTGAAATGCGGTATCGTATGAATGAAGCTCGCCGTTGGCGTGAGAACCCTTGTTAAACATGAGGTTGGTCCACGACTTCGTGCCGCTTGGATTCTCGTCGTAAAATGCCCTGAGTTTTAACCCCGTGTTCTCGGCTAGGCGAGTCAACAGCAAAGGTACGGCGTCGGCTGGGATCTGACTACACTCGTTGAACCAAATTGAAGAGTATTCGTTCCCCAACACCTTCTCAAGGCGAGTCTTGTCGTCGGTGCCGCCCAACCAAATCTCGCTCACGCCACCATCCACCGAGGGAATGGTGTAGTAACTGTCGGCCTTGTTCTCGTGGAACTTGATTCCTGGGAAACACATCTTCATGACCTTGGGAATGGTGTCGTGTGCCAAGGATGTGCGTGCGTGATTAAAACGATACCTGACTATGAGATGACGCGATGACCGCTTCAATGCGCGAAGCATGAGCTGTCGGAAAATAATCGCAGACTTACCGGAACGCGACCCGCCGGCAATCATGGTGTGCGTGTGATTATTCATTAACTTCTGTGCTTGGATCTGGCCCGGATTCTTTATGAAAGTCATTGGTGCGAATCCTAGCGTACTGCTGTGCCTATAGAGTGGACCACTGTTTAGAAAAAATTAGTCAATGTCTTTGGGCCATAATACAATCGACGGAGAATAGTGGCAGCAGTGCTCGTCCCCGGGGGGCGATGGTTTTAGACTTTTTTTCCCCGGGGGGAAGGCCGTATTAAACCCTCTCGGGTTTTACGATTTTACTAGCTTTTTCGCTCGGGCTACGCTATCGCCCCCGGTAGTAACTTACTACCGGGGGCTAGCGTATAGCCTAAAAAACTTTTTAGGCTTTAGCTATAAAGCCTTCCCCGATAAGGAAGGTAAAATACCCGCGCGCGAACTTCGCCGGATTCGTCTTCGCGTCGCCCCCTCGGGCGTAGCTACCGGGGGCCGTTCGCGGAAGCTCCGCGATAGCCTTCTCTAGAACCGCCGCGTACGTAGCCTCGGCGCCGAGTCTCTTTATCTCGGCTACGATAACGCGGTTCGTAGCGGCCCGGATAACGCTAACGTCGTCGCCGTACGTATTAAGTAGTACGTCGGAACCTACGAGGGTTTTACGCGGCTTCGATACCTTCGAAGCGGTCTTCGCGGTCTTCGCGGTCTTATCGGTTTTATTAGGAATAGGATTCTCTTTTTCTATTAGCGAGGGGGATAAGCCCCCCTCGTCGAACCCCTTAAGTATAGGGTATCGGTAGCGATATAGCTAGGCTTCGGGTCGAAATAAATCGACTAAATCGAAAATAAATATCGACTTTTTCCGAGCTATTTCGAGCGGGATACGATAGGCGTTTTTCGCTATACGCTTAAAAGAGTCGCGGATAGGTAGTATAAAGTCGCGACTCTTTTAAGCGTATAGCGGGATAGGTAGTATAAAGTCGCGACTCTTTAAAGCGTATAGCGAAACGGGCTAGCGTATCCGCTAGGGTAAGTAAAGGGTTTCAGTCGAAAAATCGAAAATAGTTTTCCCCTCGGGGAAGTCCCCCCGGGGACGTGCCTTGGCCCCCTCGGGGAAGTCCCCCCGGGAATCATGCGCCCCCCGGGGAAGTCCCCCCGGGAATCAT